CGCGATGGCAAGGACGGCATCAACGGGATCGATGGCAAGGATGGCGTCGAGGGTGCTGCTGGGCGCGACGGTGTTGACGGACTCGTTGGGCGCGATGGCAAGGACGGCATCAACGGCAAGGATGGCGTCAACGGTCAGGACGGTGACGCGGGCCGTGATGGGTTCGACGGCAAGGATGGCGCCGATGGAGCCAGAGGGCTTGATGGCAAAAATGGAAGTGACGGCATTGCAGGGTTCAACGGTAAGGATGGTCGCGACGGTGTCGACGGCGCATCCGGTCCGCAGGGCGAGCGCGGCCAAGAGGGACCGCAGGGTAAATTGCCGATAGTGAAGGACTGGATCGATGGCTCGATCTCATACCAATCCGACGTCGTCACCTATCGAGGTGGCACCTATCAGGCTGTTCGCGATACAGCCAAGGTGCCGGGGCAGCATGTCGATTGGATATGTCTTGCCGTTCCGGGCAACGATGGTCGAGATGGCCGTGATTTCACGGTGCGGGACACTTACGATCAAGCCGAAAATTACAAGGCTCTGGACATCGTCACGCTGAACTCCTGCTGGTTCATCGCCAAGCAGGACAATCCGGGTCCGTGTCCGGGTCCGGGCTGGAAGGCGGGACCGGTCGGCAAGCGCGGCGCGCCCGGCGAGCGCGGTGCGAAGGGCGACAAGGGCGAGCGAGGCGAAACCGGCCCGGTGCCGAAGGTTCGCGAGATTGTCGGCTGGCAGTTGGATCGCAAGCGCTATGCGCTGGTGCCGATCATGAGCGACGACTCGACTGGCGCTCCGGTTTTGATCCGGCCATTGTTCGAACAATTCAAGGACGAGTCTAGCTGATGGGCAATCTTTCGGTCGTCGACCGCGACAACGATTATCTGCCGGGCGCGCTGCTGGCGCTGGCCAAGATGCACATGCGGATCGTCTCGACGACCGACGATGTCTACATCAAGAACGTGATATTGCGCGCCATCAATGAATTCGAGATCAAGACCGACACCCTGCTCAATCCGGTCGAGCTGCAATGGTCGCCGGTCAGTGGTGATTTCAACACCGATCTTGGCTGGGCCGTGATTCCGGAAACGCCGCTGAATGTCGACGCGGGCTGGACGGTTAAGGACGGGACGGCGACGGACGTGAGCGCCAATTATCAACTGCTCACGGTGGCGACCAAGGGCGTCGGACGCTACGCGCTCGGCGGCAGTTTCGTGTCCGGCATGATGCTGGATTTTAATTGCGGTTATGACGACATCAGCCAGATGCCCGGCGGAATCCAAAACGCGATTCTTTTGTACACTGGCTATCTGTACGAAAACCGCGAGGGCCAGATAACGACATCGTGGAATGACCGCTGGCTCAATTTCATCGCGCAATGGTGGAAGCCGAGCGTATGAAGACGGTCGAAGTGACGGACCAATTCGATTACTATCTTTTCCGTCGAAGGTTCGTCCGATTTACGCCGGGGATTTATCTCAGCGTGATCGAGGCCGCAGCCAACGCAATCGTCGCCGCCGGGTGTGGCCGGATAGTCCAGCAGGAAGAACCAACCGAGCAAGCCATGGACGCCAGAGATGCCTTCAAACTCCGCCGCCTCTAAACTTTCCTCCGCGTTCTACGGCGGCGGCAGCTTGAGGCACATGGCATCGTTTTCGAGGCGAGCCATGGTCGAGGACGATTACGGAAACGAGATGGCGGAATGGCAGTTTCAGTTCACGATACCTGCTGGCGTGCGCGCGAGGCTCGGCGGCGAACAGGTGTTGGCGGCGCGCCTCACTGGCGTGCAGCCCTACACTGTGACGGTCAGGCAATGCGACGTCTCTACCCCGGTCAGCACCGACTGGAAAATCCATATCGAGGATTTGAACCTTGACTTGGCGATAGTCTCAATCGTCGACCCCAACGACAAGCGCGCCTATTTCGACATGCTCTGCCAGTCCGGAGTCGCGGTATGAGTGATCCAAGCCTAGAGTTGCAGGAAGCCCTGAAGGCGGCGCTGCGGAATCGGATCGGGCCGGAGGTTGGGCCGCGCGTTTACGATCAGGTGCCGGTCGACGCTGTCTTTCCCTACGTCACGCTCGGCGACGATCAGGTGTTGCCCGACAAGGCGCAGTGCATCGACGGCGCGGAAGTGATCTCGACGCTGCATATCTGGTCGAGAACGCCGGGCTATCCCGAACTAAAGCGGATCGTCAAAAACATCCTCGCCGTCGTCGACGACAACCCGCCGCCGCTCGCGGGCTTCGTTGCCGTAATTTTTGAATTACAGGATATCAATTATTTGCGTGATCCTGACGGGCTGACTCGTCATGCCGTCTTGACGTTCCACAGTCTCATTCAACCGTCGTAACCTGAAAGGAAACCGCGATGACTCAACCAACTGTCCTGCCCGGCACGAAACTGTTCATCCTTGTCGGGAATGGCGCAACGCCAGAAGTGTTCGACAACCCGTGCGGCCTTACGACCAACGGCATCGATTTCACCGCATCGACCGGCAACACGCTGATTCCGGATTGCGCCGATCCTGAAGCGGCGGCATGGGAAGCCAAGGACATCAACGCCTTGAGCGCGCAAGTCACCGGCACGGGCGTCATGGCGATTGAAAGCTTCTCTGTCTGGAACGGCTGGTTCCAGTCAGGACAGCTTAAAAACTGCCAAGTGAAGCTGGACGATCCGGCGCTCGGCTACTGGGCTGGTGCGTTTGTCCTGACATCACTGAAATACGGCGGCACGCGCGGCCAGAAGGTCACGCTCGACATAACACTGGCCAACTCGGGCGCAGTGCCGTGGGTCGGCCCATGAGTGCTGATGGCTCGGTCGAACTATTCTTTGGCGACGGCACCCATCGCTTCCGCTTGGCGATTGGCCAATTCCGTGAGCTACAGGAAAAGGTCAACGGTCGGCGCATCTTGGTTGGCGCGCCACCGATAGGCCCGGCGACGCTGCTGGAAGCGCTGCAAACCAATAACGCGTGGCCAGACGACATGCGCGACGTGTTGCGGCTTGGACTGGTCGGCGGCGGCATGAAACCGCAGGAAGCCCATCGGCTGCTGTTGAACAACTTCGATGACAAGCCACCGCAATCCATCGGCCCGACCGTGTTTCTAATCCTGCTGGCGGCGCTGGTCGGCGTCCCCGAGGATGAAATTGTCTCAAAAAAAAACGAGAGCGAGGCGACGACGACGTCATCCGATTCAGTGACGTCTATGGGATCGGGGCTGCAATAGGTTTCACTCCGCGCGAGGTTGACGAATGTTCGTTCTGGCAATTTCGTGCAGCGGTCGCCGGTTGGGCCAAGGCGAATTCCGCCGAAGACACCAAGCTCGAAGCGCCGAGCGACATTGAATTCGATAGGATGCTGGAACGCCATGGCTATCAATAAAAGTATGATCGCGTTCCAGAAGTTGACGAAGGACTTGATTGACGAGGTGCGCGCCATTTCAATTCAAGAGTTGAACACGCAGGCGGATGAATTGGTCGAGGCGATGCAGAGCGTCGCGCCGCGCGGCGAGACCGGCGAATTGGAGCATTCGATTCGCAAGGTGCCGGGGAACAGTCCTTATGTCGTGCGCGTGGTCGCTGGCGGCCAACAAACAATTCGCAAGGAGATTTCCAGCCAGCCATATGATTACGTTCGTGCCGATGAGTTCGGTACCGTCAAGATGGCGGCTCGGCCGTTTTTCTTTCCGACCTATCGCTTGAGGAAAAAGAAAATGATTGCCGACATGAAGCGGCGACTCATTGCGTCGATCAAGAAAAGGTCCGCTGAATAATGCCTGCCCAAGATCAAACCGCAGCACTGGTCCTCGCGCTGTCGGCGCAGGTGGATAACTTTGAAAAAAACATGAATAAGGCGCTCGATATCGCCAACAAGCGCACGAAGGATATCGAGACAGTCTTTCAAAAGATGAATGATAAAATAAACGAGAGTTTCAAGGATTTGGCGAAAGAGTTTCCCGGTGGTCAATTTCTAGCCTCGCTTGGTCCAGACGCGCTCATAGCGGCGGCGGGCATTGGTGCGTTGGTGTTGGCATTCAAGTATCTGTCCGACGAGACGGAAAAATACGTCCAGAAAAACATCCGCTTCAAAGAGGTCGGCGACACTATCGGAGTCACTGCCGCGCAGGTGAAGCAGTTGACAGATGCCGGGCAAAAGGTCGGACTTTCCATTGAAGCCACCGAGCAGTTTCTAGAGCGCTTTGGCACGGCGGTGCAGGGCGTCAAGGTTGGCAGCGGGGCGCTATATCAGCAATTGATAAAAATCGACCCGGCATTGGTCGAGCAGATGGCGACCGCCAACGATACTTCAGCAGCGCTTTTGGTTCTCGTCGAAGCCTATAAGAAAGCGAGCACTGCATCGGCGCAATTGGCTCTTACCAGAGCGGCGGGTGGCGGCAGGTCGCCAGAAGCGGCGCGGCTGCTGAAAGAGATCGCCGACAATGGCCTGAAGCCGATTCAGAAAGGGTTGAACGATGTCAGCGCGGCGATGGAAGAACAGGAAATCCGCATCAAGGACTTACGGGAAAGGCTGCACGATCTGACTGGCGCAATCGCGGCTCCGGAACTCAAGAACGCCGAAGAATGGCGGCTACAAACGTGGATAAAGATCGCGCAGGCGATCAACAGCGTGGTAGAGGCCGCGAGGGGATATCAGGCTTGGGCGGAAGCGCATCCCGTTCTCAGTGGCATCGCAGGTGTTGCCGCGACTGCCGCGACTGGGGGGGCTATTGGCATAGCGTATAGCCTTGCTAAGGCTGCTACGGGGATTGGGCAGACTGCCGGACCGTCCACGGCTCCCGCAACCTTTGCCGACAGATATCCCGCAAAAGACAAACAAATGGTGCAAACAACCCAAGCCGCTTTGGATGCGAAGAAGGCGACGGACGATTTGGCGAAGTCGGAGCAAGACCGCAAGGATGCCTTGCAGCGCGACCTTGTGAAAGAACAGAAAGACAATGCCGTGTTGGGCGACGCGGCGACACAAAGCGAAGCGCTAGCACTGAAAAAGAAGCAATTGGCAGTCGCGGTTGAACTTGAAGGGGCTTCCGCAGAGAAGGCAAGAAGGGGTGAAGAAGACCTTATCAAGGTGCAAGAGATCGCGAAGCTGGCAACATTGGAGAGGCTGGGAATTGCGAGCCAGAGTGAAATCACCCAAGAGCGAATGATTCAATTAACGCGCGACGCGGCCAAATACGAACTTGATCGGAATCAAGTCTTGGCGGCCACCAACGTTCTCTTGAAGGAAAGCAAGACGGCGGCGGAAGCGCTGGCGGTGCGGCGCAGCTATTTCCCCGGCTTGACGCAGTTGGCGCTCGACGCCAAGAATTTACAGAAGGGGCTCGACGAGGTCGCAACGCGGGGCATCAATTCGTTCGTCGACGAACTGTCCAACGTCGCCTTGGGCACCAAGACCGCCGCGCAGGCTTTCAAGGACATGACAACGTCGATCTTGAGCGACATCGCCAAGCTGGCGATTCGCCAAGCAATTGTCGGGCCGCTGCTCGGTTCACTAGGGCTCGGTCTTACGGCGTCGTCGGCCACGCCGTTGGGTATGGGCGGCATTGGTCACGCGCAAAGCGGCACCACGTTCGCCCATGGCGGTATGACTCTCGTCGGCGAGCGCGGGCCGGAACTACTGAACATCCCGCGCGGATCGCAGATCATCCCGAACGATGTCTTGAAGGCGGGCGGATTCGGTGGCGGCGGCCAGATCGTCTATTCGCCGTCAATCGACGCGCGCGGGGCGTCGGTCGAGGCGGTGCAGCGGCTTGCGCAAATACTGGAACAGGATCGCCAGACCTTCGCGACCCGCACCGTTTCCACCATTCGGGCGGCGCGCAAGAGCCGCATTCCGGGGGTCTGAAACGTGGCCATCACGCAGCCGGTCAATTTCCTGCCGATCTTCCCCGGATGGACCACCGGGTTCGATCTTGCTTGGCGGCAAGAGCAGTCGGTTCAGGCGTCCGGCAGGGTGATCGTCAAGGACATGGGCTCGCCGCTGTGGTCCTGTCGCGGCATTTCCAAGGTTCTGTCGCCCAACAATCTAGACCAGTGGCGGGCGCGCCTGACGTCGCTGGAAAACGGCCTAGCGACGTTTCTGGGCTATCCGTTGTCACGGACCTATCCCATCCTATACCCCAAGGGGAATTGGCCTACAGGCGGGGCTTTCAGCGGCACCACGGCCAATCTGGCGAGCATCAATGCCAACCGGAAGGCGATCACGGTATCGGCCCTGCCAGCCGGGTTCTCGCTGTCGATTGGCGACTTCCTATCGCTGGGCGGCAATGTCGATCTGCATCAGGTCATGGAACCCGCCACGGCGGCAGCCGGAACCACCACCGAGTTCGAGATACGGCCGGGCCTGTGGCCAACCCGAACCACTGGCGCGGCGGTGTCGGTCTACCGCCCGGCCTGCCTGATGGCGATCATGCCGGGCTCGATCCAGACCGACTCGCAGATCAGCGGGTGGGGTAGCGTGTCCTTTGCGGCGGTCGAGGCGCGGCTATGAGGGCGCTATCGAGTCCAAACTTCACCGCGCTTCAGGCGCGCGCGCTGGTGGCGCGGGATTTCATCTGGTTCGTGGTGCGCGACCGCACGACCGGAGCGCCCGTGACGGATGGTTATTGGTCCGATGTCGGCACCATCACCGCCGACGTGGTCGATCCCGACACCGGGGCGACCAGCAACCGGACATGGAACGGGGCGGGCGGCCTGATCCAGCTATCCGACATCCCGCTGGTTTCGAACATCACCGTGCAAAACATGACGGTAACGCTGTCGCAGGTGGTCGACCGCGTCAACGATCTGGTCCGGACCTACAACTGCAAGCAGGGGCGCGTCGAGGTTTATCGAGGGCTGTTCGATCCATCGACGCGCCTGATGGTCGCGCCCGCGACCCCGCGCTTCGTCGGCACCATCGACGAGGTGCCGATCCGCACGCCGAAGGAGGGCGATA